AGCCTATATAAATCAAATAGTTACTAATGTGTAGGACTTTATAGATAAAGTAGGACTAATCTGTACACTCTGAAGCTGCTAATCTGTACACTTTAGCCTCTAAAGAGTAGAAAGTACTTGACTTTTAAGAAAAAGTATGCTATAATAAATGTATTAAGAACAAACTATGTAGAAACTAAATACAATAATCATAATTATAATTCTTAATAATTTAAAACTACATAGATAATAAGGAGAAACACAAAAGTGTCCTTAGAAGCTCAAGGTGTTACCCTGTCCCCTTCTAAAAAAAGAGGCAGACCCAGAAAAGCTGACGTTGAAGCTAAGAAAAAGCGAGGAGTGGTAGGTCGTCCTCCCGGCGAAGCAGCAAGAATTAAAGAGTTTTATGCCCGTCTTCTGTCCACCAGCGGGGAAAAGGTCATTGAGACTGTACTCCGCAAGGCTATGGATGATGCAGACAAGGATCAGGTGGCGTGTCTGAAGATGTGTATTGACAGACTACTGCCTATCTCCCACTTTGAGAAGCAGGGTCAGGGCAGGTCCAACTCAATACAGGTTCAGATTGTAACCACAGGCACTCCCCAGATAGCTGCGACAGAAACTGAGGAGATTGGATACGAAGTGATAGATGTTGACTCTGAAGGGTCTGAAGATGGCAAGCCTTAGAGTCGAGTTACACCCAAAGCAAACAGAAGTATTTAATGACAATCACAGGTTTAAGGTAGTAGCTGCAGGTAGACGGTTTGGTAAGTCAAGACTAGCGGCTTGGACCCTCATCATTGAGGCCCTAAAATCTAAAGAGAAGGATGTCTTCTATGTTGCCCCAACTTTTCAGCAAGCTAAAGACATTATGTGGACGGTTCTTAAGGAGCTTGGACACGAAGTTATCAAATCTGTCCACGAGAATACGGCGGTAATAACTTTAGTAAACGACAGGAAGATTTACCTCAAAGGGTCTGACCGTCCAGATACGATGCGAGGTGTAGGTCTAGCGTATGTCGTAGTTGACGAGTACGCTGACATGAAGCCCCAAGTGTTCGAGCAGATTCTTAGGCCAGCACTGTCAGATGTAAAGGGTGGAGCACTGTTCATTGGTACACCAAAGGGTAGGAATCACTTCTACGAGTTGTACCAGATGGCCCAGAAGGATGAAGATGAAGACTGGATATCGTTTCACTTTACTTCTTTTGATAATCCTCTACTCGATCCTAAAGAGATTGAAGCAGCAAAGAAGTCAATGTCTTCCTTCAGTTTTAGACAGGAATACCTTGCTAGTTTCGAAGCCGCTTCATCAGACTTATTTAAAGAAGAGTGGATACATTATGTTGATAGCGACGATACTCCTAATGACGGTAATTATTACATCGCTGTTGATTTGGCTGGCTTTGAAGATGTAAGCAAGCAGGCCAGCAACAAGAAGAAGCACCTAGACGAAACAGCTATAGCTGTAGTCAAAGTTACTCTGGATGGTTGGTACGTAGATAACATAGTGTTTGGACGATGGGATATCAAAGAAACCGCAAACAAGATATTAGAAACGGCAAGAAGTTACGATGTGCGGCTAGTAGGTATAGAGCGGGGAATGGCCAAGAACGCCGTACTCCCGTACCTACAAGACTTGATGAAGAGGAAGTCGTTTTTCATCTCAGTGACAGAACTGACACATGGCAACAAGAAGAAGACGGACCGCATAGTATGGGCTTTACAGGGACGCTTCGAGCATGGAAGGATTAAGTTAATTAGAGGCGAGTGGAACAAGCAGTTCGTAGACCAGCTTCTTAACTTCCCTAACAGTGCCGTACACGATGACTTGATTGATGCCTTAGCTTACATCGATCAGATTGGCATCACAGAGTTTACAGATATGATTGAAGAAGAAGAATACGAAGCCCTAGACGAAATATCAGGATACTAACATGGCTATAGCTCGTTTATTCCAAGGACTACTGGAAATACCAGAAGAGTTTATTGCTGCCTCCACCAGAGGCACTAGGGCTTTGTTTGAGGAAGAACCTGCTAAGCTTCGCAGGCCAGAGCTAATTGGTGGTGCTAGAGGGCTTGCTTCTTTTGAAGATACCTTACAGCCTGAACAAGCTTCAATGATGCGTAATAATCTTGTGTTAGCTAATAAGATGTTTAAGAAGGGCGAAGCTAACGAGGATATCTTAGCTCGTACTGGTTTTTATTTTGATGAGACAGGTAAGCCTAAGTATGAGATTGATGACTCTGAAGCTGACTTTATTATTCCATTTTCAGAGCTAAAGCCCGGACAACCAGTTCTAATGGGTGACTTGCTCAAGCATGATAAGTTTTACTCTTTCTATCCTGAGTTGCAAGACACACCAGTTAACTTCTATCGTGGTAAGGCTACTGAAGTTGGTGGGTTCAATGTCAAGACTGGTGAGATTGACATGAATCTAAATAGTACTTCTCTTATCGATGAAGACCCTGTTGGTTCAGTAGCTGACTTGTTGCACGAGACTCAACACGCTATTCAAAAGTTTGAGAAGTTCTCACAAGGCGGTAGCAGGCAGCAGTTCTTAAGAGACATTGCTACTCCTACTGACAAGCAGGTTGAAGAAGCTTTTATTAAATACCTAAAGCTTGCTGGAGAAGCTGAAGCTCGTAATGTATCCTTTAGATACTCAGAACCTAAGTATGACAAAGCTGCAAAGATTCTTGGTCTAAAGAGTAAAGACAGAACAAAAGGAAAGAATGTGCTTCAGACTTTAACTAAAGATAAAATGTCAGAAGACTATGGAGTAACTCCTGCACAGTTAACGGACCAACAAGGCAATGTGGTTGATATCCGTAATGAAACAGGCGTAGAAGATTTAAGTTATAGAGAGCCAATTGAAAGGACTATCTAATGGCTGACTTTCAAGAAGACCCAGTATCAGAATCAGATAAAGAGCTAGTAGCCTTTATTATTGATCATTGTGATCGGTGGAAAGAACACCGTGATAATAACTATCAAGCTAAGTGGGATGAGTACGAGCGCCTCTATTATGGCGTATGGTCTGACGAAGACAAGACTCGTGAATCAGAGCGAAGCAGACTTGTATCTCCTGCTATCCGTCAGGCGGTAGAGAATAAGACCTCAGAAATTATTGAAGCTACCACAGGCCGTGGAGAGTTCTTTGAGTTAGATGACGATGCTGCTGACCCGCAACCAACGGATGTTGAAATGGTTAAGCTTCAACTCCATGATGATTTAAAGAAAGATAAAGTAGATAAGGTTTGGTCAGAAGTTAACCGCAACGCTGAAATCTTTGGTTTAGGTGTGGCTGAGATTCAGATTAAGTCTACAGTAGAACTACAGCCAGCTATGCAGCCAATGCCTGATGGAACAAGTGCAGCTGTTGGTGTCATAGAAAAAGACCGTATTTCTGTTCCTGTTAAGTCAGTACACCCACGTAACTTTGTTTGGGACCCTAACTCTGAGACAGTAGAAGACAGTCTTGGTGTGGCTGTTGAAGAGTACACCAGCCTCTTTAAAGTAGTTAAAGGGATTGAAGATGGAATCTATCGAAAAGTTAATATTGGTCCTGAGTTTAGTGACGCTGATCTCATCCCAAATCAACTGGACTCACTTTACCAAGAAGACAAGGTACGAGTCCTTCGCTACTACGGATTAGTTCCTCGTGAGTATCTAGAACAATTAGAGAACGAAGAAAACGAAGTAGCTGATTTGTTTCCTGAAGACAGCGATGCAGACAAATACGCAGACATGGTAGAGGCTGTGGTTGTTATTGCTAATGGGCAATACCTGCTTAAGGCAGAGCCTAACCCATACATGATTAAAGACCGTCCTATTGTAACCTATGTTCCTGAGAAAGTCTCAGGCAGGTTAGTAGGAATAGGCACTGTGCAAAAGGGCTACAATATGCAGAAAGCTATTGATGCCCAGCTCCGTAGTCATCTGGACTCTCTAGCACTGACTACGGCTCCTATGATGGCAGCTGATGCTACAAGACTTCCTCGTGGTGTAAACTACAAGGTTCAGCCCGGAAAGACCTTACTTACTAATGGTAATCCTAACGAGATTTTATTTCCGTTTAAGTTTGGCTCTACTGACGCAGGCAATATTCAAACTGCTGCAGCGTTTGAGACAATGTTGTTGCAGGCTACTGGTACACTAGACAGTCAAGCAATGACAAGGTCTGTAGCTCAGGGAGATGCTGGTGGGGCTTCTATGTCCTTGGCTATGTCTTCTATCATTAAGAAGAATAAACAAGCACTGATGAACTTCCAAGATGACTTCTTAATTCCTTTGATTAAGAAGGTAGCCTACCGCTATATGCAGTTTGACCCAGAGCGTTATCCATCTAAGGACTTTAAGTTTACCCCAGCCTCCACCCTTGGTATGGTAGCTAGGGAGTACGAGCAGCAACAGTTCATTGGTTTACTCCAAACCCTTGGTCCTGATAGTCCTGTTCTTCCTTTGGTTCTCAAAGGCATTATCAAAGGTTCCAGTCTGTCTAATAAGGAAGAACTTGCGGCAGCACTAGACCAGATGAGTCAGCCTAACCCAGAAGCTCAGGCAATGCAACAGGCTCAGATGCAGGCCCAGATTCAACTGGTTCAGGCTCAGATTAACGAACTTAACTCAAGAGCAGCAGAGTCTCAAGCTGACGCTCAAGAGGCAATGGCTAAGGCTCAAAAGACTATGGTTGAAGCCCAGCTAATGCCAGAGGAGCTACGAGCTAAAGTTATTCAGTCAGTATCTACTAACTTAGATGGTTCTAACCAAGGCGAGTTTGAAAGACGTGCTAAGGTAGCTGAGCTTATCCTGAAGGAGAGGGAGATTCAGACTAAGGAAAACATCGTAGAAGCTCAGATGAATAGAAAAGTACAATAAGTACTTGACAAATCAATAAAAGTATGGTATAATAGATTATATGTTGTAGAAATACAACACAGTCCTAGATAGGAGAAACTGTGGATAAAGACATTCAGGAATACTATGAGGCTAGGTTTGACATGATGGCCTCAAAAGGATGGAAAGATCTAGTTGAAGACACCCAGAAAATGCTGGATGCCTACAATAAGATTGAAAGATTGACTGGTGTTGAGGACTTACACTACGCCAAAGGACAGTTAGATATCCTAAACTGGGTAATAAACCTTAAGCAAACTTCGGAAGAAGCCTATAGGGAGTTAACAGATGAAACGGATATTTGAGTTCAGGTGCGTTAAAGACCACCTCACCGAAAAATTGGTCGATGATGAGGTACGCTCTATAGAGTGTCCACATTGTCGCAATGAAGCTTCTCGTATTATCTCGTCACCCCGTATCAGTCTGGAGGGCATCACAGGTGCGTTTCCTTCAGC